ATTTCTGGTTTAGGCATTCTTTTGTATATGTCACCCCAGACTGATTTTACCGCAACTTCTATCTGTGAAATTGCCAACATTGCCCTTTCTAATGCAGTCTTTTCTTTTTCATTCAAATGTACTTTAAAATCTTGTATATCAGAAGTGAAATTAAACTCGGTATGTACCCAATATGAGTGTCTAATCGCATCAACATATTCATTTAAGTTTGGATACTCATAAGGTTTCAAGTTCGTTCTCTTAGAGAAAATATTTCTTCTTCTTCTCTCTCGATAAAGTATGTATTCCTTTGCAATATCATTCAGTCCATTATCCATCAATTTATTTTCAACCATATCGTGAATATCATCTACATGTGGAACTCTATCTTTGTTTTTCCTAAACAAAGCCTTTGTAGATAACCTAGCAATTTTTGACGCCATTTCTTCATCAGTCGCACTTATAGAATCCATAGCCTTGAGTATTGCTCTTTCTATCTTTTCTGTTTGAAAAGGTACTTGGTTTCCGGTCCTTTTTATTACGTAACGTATGTCTTTGTTGATCATGTTTAATAAATCTTCCATTTTGTTGTTATATTTTAGTTTTGTTGATTTTCTCTTTCTTTTCTTTTGGTCATTAATTCCTTGAGTCGATCCCTTTTTCTTTCTTCCCTTTGTTCTTCCATACCTAAGAAGGTTACACTTTGGTCTGTATTAATTTCCAACATTTCATTATCGAATTTGCAGTTTTCGAAAACTATACCATCTTTTCCTATTCTTGATTTAGTAATTGCAATCGTGGCTAAGTTCATTTCTTTTTGTTGTAATGTTTTAGCCACCGATATAATTACGTGTCCAACTTGAGCTTTTTTGATTGATCCACCCATTTGATCTGTGGTCACAACATCAGACGAAATTGAACTTCTATTTCCTTGAGTTGCAGTCCAACCAACGATATTAAGTTCGTGACACAAAGACTCAAAACCTCTCATAACTGATCCTTCACTTTTCCATTCATCACCTAAAACTTTGTCAGGATTAATACAATCAATGTAATCTAGAACGACTAAATCAATTTTAAAACCTTCAGCAATCATTTTTCTAATCTGATTTTTTATCTGAGATATATTAAGACTGTCTGAAGGTAGTTTTTTTAGTATCAGTTTGTTTGCGACAGTCTCCTTGATTTCTCTTACTTTACCCAAAACCTTGTCTTTATGATCACTTAACTGATCTGGTGGTATCTGAGTCCACATAGTAAAATGTTTTCTCTGTATGATCTTTGGATTGTCTTCAAAAAAGATTTGTAATACGTTATATCCTAGATTAAAAGCATTATTTGCAATCTTACTTAAGATTGTCGTTTTGCCAACTCCAGTTGGAGCTAAAATCACACCGATCTCTCCTTTAGCCAATCCACCTTTCAATAGGTTATCAATACCCACAATACCCATAGGTACTGGATGTCTATAATCGTCTTGTAGTACTTCATCTAGATTAAAAAACACATCTGATGTACCCATATCGGTCTCACCAACCTGGAGAGCCTCTCTAACCATTTCCTCAACCGTATCGTATGATTCAAAGTCACCTTTATCTATGATTGTTTGTGCTTTTTGCATGACTTTTTTTAATTCTTGTTGTTTACAGAATTTCAAAGCCTTTTCTTGTACAAAACTGTCACCGTCATTAGAGGTGTCCTTAATATTTTGTAAAGTATCGATTACTACTTTTCTAGCAATATCAGAACTAATTTCCGATTTGGCAATTTGCTCAAGAGTATTGTATGATGGTGTATGTTCATATTTGTAATAGTATTCTTTAATCATTTGGATGATCAATTTAAAATACTGATTATCAAAATATTTTTGTTCGATAACATCAATTATACTATTTGCAAATTCATTATCTAATAAAATATTATTGATAAGTTGAATTTGAAAAGTATTTCCAAGATAACCGAAATTGATGTTTTTATTCATAAGATTTTAGTAATGTAGACAAATAATAAATAGTCATATTAAAGGTTATAATCCATGTATTCGTAGCTTAAATTTTTATCTGAAAAAATGTCAGTTAAATCTTTAAGTATATTTTTTACTCTTGGTCTTATATCTAGAGTATATCTAACCTTTGGTGGGTATAATTTAGCATTCCAACTTCTCTGACAAATTGTCTTGTCTCCATTTTTTATAGACAGGTAAAAGAATTCATTTTCATCAGTTTTAGAAGTTTCAATACTCTGTGGATCCATGATTATTTGTGATAAGTGATTAGATAAATAATCATGAGTTCCGTCCTTCATTTTTTCCTGTAAACTATCACCAAGGTCCTTGATATAGTCGTAGAGTTCCAAACTTCTATTGGATTCTTCATTATAACCTTTCACATTAAAAAATCTTTGTATAACAATGTTTTCATTCAAATTAATTACGAACTCAAGTTTTGTTAAATCATTTTTTTCTTTCATAATTTTATTTTTTGTTTTGATTAAATTTCTTTTTTTCTTTTCTTGTCAGTTTCAAAAACGGAGTTATAAAACTAGTCCAACTATCATCTTTTGGTAGATATTTGAATAATCCATCTTCTTTCATCATTCTTATAAGGTTTTTGTAACCTCTATCTTCTGGATCAATAACATCACTATGTATTTCATTCAAAATTTCTTTTTCTTCTAGTTTTAAGTAATCCGTATTTAAATCAACTAACTTTTTGTTTGTTTCAAAAAAACTCAGTCCATAGACACCAGTTTTTGTTTTACCTGATAGTATATTTTCTAAAGTTTTATTTTTTGGGTTTTCTTTATATAATTTTTTTGTTTTTTCTATTATTTCTTCTATGGATATTTCAGTATCTAATATTTCTGGAAAAAAATTCGATATCTTTTTTTCACCTAAATTGTAAATACCAAATACATTATCTGATCTATCACCTCTAATTATTTTGTAAGTTACTACATTATAGTGTGGAATTTCTATTTTATCAATCTTGACTTTTTCATTTTTAGTAATAAAAATCTTGTCTAAAGGTGAATAAATTTTTACATCATCATTTATCAATTGTGTCAAATCTTTATCTGATGAAAAAATTGTTTTTTCTTCATCATTAGATATTTTACAATAGTAAGAAATCATATCATCAGCTTCTAGTTCATCGACCTGTACTTGTCTCACAAAAACTTCTTCTAGATATTCTTTAACTCTATTAATTTGATATTCGTATGAATCTTTTTTGGGATCATTAAATCTGTTATCATATCTCTTATTATCTTTATAATGTGAAGATACGACTCTTCTTCTAGATGAGTTGTTTTCACCATCCCAAAACACAATAACTTTATCGTAATGATATTCCTCTAAGAATTTTTTTAATGTATTCAAAAAATGGAATATACCTCCAATGTGATTACCTTTAAAGTAAAAATCTCTCACTCCGTGAAACCCTATCTTAAATAGGTTGTTTCCATCAATCAATAATGATTTCACTTCAATCTTTTTCTTCTACTAAACTAAAATCACTACCAATACCTATAGTATTCTTCCAATATTCAGATTGTTCTGATTTATATTTTTCAATCGATTTTTTTTCCTCAGTACTATCTTTACCTGCCAAAAAACCATGAGGGGTCACCAAAATTCTACCATCTTCATACCCTAATCCATTTATATGATTTTTCATAACCGAAACTTTAGTTCTAGAGGCAAACTTAACTTTTCTTTTATCTTTTACCGCAGTAATCTTGGTAGTACCTGCATTCTTCTGATTTCCAAAAAGAAAAACCAAAGATGAATTCAACCAAATAGCTTCTCCGCCTTTTGCTTTTATTTTTGGTTGTCCAAATGGGTTATCTGGTAATTCAACCCAGGGTTGATTAACAATAACCAAAGTATTCTCAAATTTTGAATCTGATCTTCTAGACCCTGAAATTCTTTGGTTAATACCCATGCCAATTTTATCGGCTAAAACCGCAGCATTATGTTGTTTACCACCTTTTCCATCATAGGTCATCTTACATGGGACTGAACCTACAGAATCCCACAAAAATAACATATCATACTCTATTTCACCTTTGTCTTGAGCATCTATTAACTGATTTATATATTCAGTAATTTGTTCTATATATTCAAAATTATTATTGAAAAGAAAAAACCCGTCCCAATCAAGTTCACCTGTTTCTTCATCAACAACTTCTTCACATTCGAACCCCATTATCTTAGCGTGATCAAAAGACCATTTTTGTTCTGTAATAATAAAAACTGGGAGAATATCCTTTTTTTGAGCATCAACAGCCGCTTTCACAAGTGCCGTAGTTTTACCAGTATCTGAATGTCCCAGAAACATATTAAGATGTCCTATAGCAGGGCCTGGAACTCCAACAGCATCTAAGAACTCAGAACCCAAGTCTAAAAACTTTTGTGGTTTGAATTTAGCTGACGATGAAAACTTTTTTTTAAGAGATTTAAAATCTTTCTTTTTAATTGCCATTTTTTCTTTTTTTAATAAAAAAAGGGGAGGAACTTTTCCTCCCCGGTAAATTTTTTAGAATGGAAGGTCTTCGTCAACATCTAGACTAGTTCCTGATGTCTCTGAAACAACTTCTTTTGTTTCTGAAATTTGATTAGTACTGTCATCATAAACATACTTACCTAAATCTGAACTCCAAACTGGTGTTTCCCCTCTAGCAATCGCTTCTAAATACTCGACTGGTTTCTTAGAATAAACATCTGACCAAGTCGTTTCGTCATTTGTCCACTGACTCATCAAATCCGTATCTTCACTCAAAGGAGTTGGGTCGTCATACATAATTGTTTGTACTACCGTATACTCTATACCTGATGGAGTTTTTGCTTTCGTTAGTTCAACAATCAAGTCTCTACCTTTCTCAGTATCCGTTATATCACCTTTATTTCTCCAAATAGGGATGATCTTATCCAAGATACCTTCTTGTTTATAATTGTCCTTAAATCTCCAGAATTTGGGACCATCCTGTTCATTCTCACGATCAATAACTTTTACAATATAGAATTTTCTTGCTCTATACTGTCTTGCTAATTCTCTATCAGCCTCTTTACCAGTTGACATCAATTCCTCATAAACTTCATTGAGTGGTGATCTTTCACTGTCGTTTTTGTCAGGATCGTAAAGTTTGGTCCATTTTCCGTCGACTTGTACTTCGTGGTACCACACCTCTTTAAATGGTGATGACCCATCAGTTGTTGGAAGAATCCTAACTGTTTTTTGACCTGACTTTGTGTTTTTTGGAAGATAGGTCGTGAAATATTTTTTCATTCTCTCTTCTTGAGACACAGAACTCTTACCTGTTTTTTGGGTATTCTTCTCGTATTGAGCTAATACCGAATCTAATACATTACTCATTTCTCTTATACTCTTTAATTTTTTTTATAAAACAAAATCTCCACATAATATAATGCGGAGATTTCAAATGTCAAATTTATTTAGTATTAGTCTTCCGAAAAAGGTTCGTCAAAACTATTCTGGATATCTTTGTCTGTGAAATTTTCTACGTCGTCTGGTGTTAGAACATATTCACTTTTGTCTGTCTTTTCAAATTCAATACCTTTATCATCGAAAAAATCTGTGAGTTTTTGATTATATGGGTAACTATCTAAACTTCTGAGTTCTAACTTTTGCTCGGGAGTTTTAGGTTTATACTTTTCAACTTTGTTTTCTAAATTATCAATTTTGGATATTATTTGATCCATTTCACCAAGTTTATTAGTCAAGTCATCCAATTTACTAAATATTTGATCTAAATTATCTATCTTATCTAATATTGTATTTTGAGTATTAACCAAATCTGTAATTTCTAATTCTTCTGTCCCTACTCCATCCGTACTTGTTGACGTTTCGTCACCAACTACTTCAACTTCAGGATCGGTATCAACATCTATCGGTGTCGTGTCTACAGTATCATTTTCGAGATCATCGAGACCTGTATCTTCTCCCGGGGTAGGTTCAGAAGTTAAAGTATCATCTACTTCTTGCTCAGTAATATATTTTTTAATTGTGTTGAATTTTTCAACTTCTTTTAAGATTTGATCTTCTGTTTTCATAATTAACCGTTTAATAATGTTTTAATCCCTCTAGGTGTTTCAACCCTGAGTGTTTTATTTATTTGTGTGGTGTTATCAATTCTTTCTATAAGACCATCTTTCATCCTGACAGTATAACAGTCCCCAGTATCTAAATCACAAACTTCTTTCATTCCAGGACCAGCATCTCTTTCGGTGATTCTAGTATTTTTACTTAAATATGAATCTAATAAACTTTTAACATCCATGACTATTGTTTATTTATAAATAT